GCAATTGGTTTCGTAGAACTCGGGAAAATGCTTGACCCATTTTTTAAAATATCGGCTTGGGCGCTTGAAATCCCATCGCCATTTACAACATTTATTTCGCACCATGTAATTGTTCCGGCGCGTTCTGCGTAAAACCTTTTCCCTAATCCATTCACAACGGGGACGGCACTTGCATAGAGATACGACCCCTGAACTATGGCTGTCGGCCCCGTTTGTCCGGTTGCTCCCGGCAAAGGCATTGGTTCTTCGGGGTCGGGCTCCATATACAGAATTGCACCCATGGGTCCGGTTGCTCCCGTCGTTACTGCGGCTCCTGTTTGGCCTGGAATAGAAAAAGGCTCCTCTACTTCCGAATCCATAAAAATGAATGTGGTCGAAGAAGCGCCCGTGCCAGATACAGCTTGCCAAGCGACGCCGCCCACTCCATCTGATACAGGAACTGTTCCTGCTGATGCTGTGCCAGTTGCTATCTGTGCTGTAGAAACCGTACCGCTTGCGCTAAGTCCGGCATATCCGTTAGCCTGATTTTTTTGGCTTGTGCCTTGGAACGTCGAAATAAACGTACCCGCGACCGCATAACTGTAAACCGTGCATGTCGAGAAGTCCTGCACGCCATAGCCAAATTTATTCACGGCCGCAATCTTGAATTTCAGGGTTTGGCCAATCCATGCCGGGTCAAGCGTAACCTTGAAAACGCCGATATCTGATGCGCCAATGAAGGCAAAGCGGTCGCCTATGGCGTGCGTAGCCGGTACAGTACCAAGGACACCGCGCCTCAATTTGTTTCCGCCCGTTGCCGATAGGGTGTACTTATTGGCGGCCGTCTGGTTTGCTACGGCATAAGATCCAAGTTCGTAAGCAGAGCCGGTTTTAACAAGGAACGGGAATTGAAAGGAATCCTCATCTGTTACGCCAAAATTAGAAAGTGTTCCCAAGGATTCAGTAAGATCAACTAATAAATCATGAGTTGTGTCCGGATCCGTGCTTGTCGGCCACTGTGCTGCTAAAACGCCCGTGACCGCATTGCCGGTCATTGCTCCTAATTGTTTGTAGCTCGTGCCTCCGTCTGTTGATACCTCAATCTGGCAACCGCCATAGTTCACGTCTGGATCCGAGACGATAATCCATATTTCTGCCTCGGTTGCGGCCCCTAGTTGCGCCGTGGATTCTATAAATATAGGAGCATTGACACTGGCCGGTACCGCCATTTTATCGGGATTATACGCGGTATGCTGCGTCACAGAAACCGACTTAGGAGCGCACAGTCCCCACACAAACGGCTCGGCCTCGCAGGACAGAGCCAAATCTTTATCCTCGCTCACTTTTGTAAGGCGGACCGGAATCTGATTGATGCCGATCAGCGGGTCTGTAATTGTAATTAAGTCCATCGGTTCGAGAAGTTTATAGCGGGCATTGAGTTTGAACGAATAGGTCTTATCTATTACATTTTCGCGCCGCGTCATTATACCAATTATCATTTGCGCAATAGCGTCGTCCTGAATGCACCGCAATGTAACCGGAGAATCCTTGCGGCTGCCGTTATTTGCAACTGAGCCTGTATCCGGAAGAGAGGCTGTTACATCCACGTAGTTGCTTGTGCGATTAGGATGTGTTAATTGGATAACATTTTGCAAATCGCTTGTGGCCTTAAGGTTTACCGTTATCAGGGGATCGTTGTTTGAGCCTACGAAATCATTCGGGCCTAGATTAGCAACCGGCCCTGACGCTGTTGGTGGAATATATCGTGCACCGTTCCCCCATGCAGCAGTTTCGCTATAAGGGATTGTTTTAAGCTTAAAACCAGACCATACCGCAGCGGCGTTCATGGATGAATATAAGTCTTTTAACCAATCCGAACCTGTCTTTTGAGAATCCATCGCAAGACTACCATAAAGGCCGTTTGCTCGGCATTGTTGGCGTGTCTGCTCAAGTGTCGGATAATCCAATATGCTGCCAAGCCCTTTAGCGTAGCTAGCTGGCTCGGTGGCCTTAAATGCCAATAAAATCCATGTCCACTCGGCATCCTCTGGAATATGAATCATTTTACCGTTGGGATCACTAATCCAATATGGATTATTGAAGTCGTAGGTAAAGGACAAGGTTCCTGGATTGCGCACAATGCAATAATCGGCGCGCTGACGAGCCATTCCCGAGCCAGTTGTGAGATAGGGCGATTGATGCCAATCCACACCAAGAGGTGTCATAATTGGCTGCAACGGCCATCTCGGAAGTAGACATGCCGCACAAGCGTGTTCGTTGTCGGCTCCAGTCGAAAAAAACAACCATGAAACGATATAGCATGGCTTTCCCGGATCTTGGGCGACTGTGATCGACTGAGTAAGACTTGACGGGCTCGTGCCGCTACTTTGTATTATTGCCGACGCCTCGAACGCTGCGCCGTCCAATCCGCTCAACTCAAGCAAAATATCATCACACGTTGACGCTCCGGCATCGAAATTGATATGGACGCCATTGGGTGTCATAGGCGTTCCGCCCGGCATGGCGTACCATAGTTGTCGCTGCATTGTGCGTTGTGGTGATATTAATGAATTCCAAGAATGACCAGCGTCATCGCTTATAGCTGCAGCCGTGGTCCATCCGGCCGATGCGCTTGAGCCTACTATAAGAATTCCTTTCCCACTATTACCTTGATCGAATAGTGGATTATATATTGGAGTCGCACTGCCTCCGGTTGAACCCCATGACGGATAATTGGACGTAAAATAAGATTTTTTTTGCGTGCACCCGGGATATTCAAACGTGGAAAGACCGCGTTGGAATACCGATCGTTGCACATCTTGATCATAGGCAGTTTGCATCTGTGCTTCCGTAAATATTGCCTCAACAATATCCGCAAAATCACAATCACCAGTAGAGAAAACTGGGTAGCTGCCTAATAGCTCAAGTTTAATATTTGGCATTGATCCGGTGCCTAAGTCCAGATTCGGAGACCCCATGCCAGCAAAAATAGGATAGATGATTTGTTGACTTTCATATCCAGAATATTCACTGCCGCTTCCCAATGCAGGCTCATTGGTAAGATTTAATTGTGATAATGGAGTCTTGCCATTAGATGTCAGCTGCGCGTAATAAATTTTCAGTTGTATGTAGACCGGTACATCAGGAAATCTCCAATTGCCTAATTCTAGTCCCGGAACAAGAATCTGAGGCCCATCGCCCGGACGCCATACATAACACCAGGGCCAATTGCGCGCCGCATGTGGATTTGTAGGATTTGGTCCGGCTGTAGCCATATTCCACAAAGGCCGTTCGGTATTCTGAGGATTGTCGCTTAGATAATACGGAGAATCCGGATTCCCATATTCTGTAATCTGCTGCGTATCCAGATATGCAATCAGTGTTACGCCAACCACACAGAAAAAATTACTGTCAGTCCATGAAATAACCTGAGAACGCGGGCTTTGATCGCCGAAATAATGGCTAACATTAACAAAATTAAGTTTGTAAATCTGATTCTGATTGGCATATACAACCAAAGGAGAAATGATCGGGTTGGATCCAAATAAATAATCCGCGTTGCACGCGTAAGTAGTCGATGAACTTCCTTTTTTCTTACCTCCGCCCTTGCCTTTCTTGGTGCTAGAAGATTCACGAATGTTTTCTGCCCAAATTACGATAGGGGCAATACGAGTACGACCGAAAATTGAAGGAATGGCCGAACCATAAGTAGAGGTCGACCCCATTATGCCGCCTAATGTAGGTCTCATAGTTGAGGCGCTGCTTTTGCCGTACATTATTCCTCCAATTTCAGCGGGTCGTAGATTTCGATAGGATGATAAGCCCACATAGGGTCGGTCGAAAGGTTTACCTCAACGGCCACAGGCGCAACTGAGTGTATTGCCATTGGGAACTCGGTGATAATTGCGCCATGGTTAAGCCGCCCGGTTCCGTTGACACGTCCGAGGACGATCTGGCCGGGCAAAGCCTTCACTGATCGATAGCAAACAGTTTCAAGAATCTTTTTCGCATGCCTTAAAACTACCATGCTGTATTTCTCTTCCTCGGTATGCTGCCACCAATCATCACTATAGATCTCCATCCGTTCTTCCGTGAACACCCCGACGTTTATCATGGTTTGCAGTATAAGTGTCGCACAATCGCAGCCAACGCCTTTAATCCGAGAGTTAAGATGGTACGGCGTTCCTAGCCACGTTCTGGCCTCTGCGACGATTTTACGCCTAATTTCCGTTTGATCGATCATATGCTTATTTCCGGTTCCGGGACGTAGGGGAACCCCTGATAATTGCCGTCCGTCAAGCTAACCGGCGCGGCCCCACTAACGTAAAATGTATCTACCCCAGGCGTTGGGGCGAATGGCAGAAGCTTGTAAAGTTGAATCTGGTTGTAATCTTTGCTGCTAGTGCCGGTAATTGTAATTTTTTTGTTGCTTTGTATGCCCGACCATTGCCGACCCAATGTCGCGCCCGTTGTATCATCAAACACCAAAAATCCATTGCGCAGGGCATCGTCCGAGAAGATCTGACCGGAATTAGGGCTAGTACAAGCAGCTATGATCGTTGACGCCGTGCTGCCTTCCACGACCGAAAATTTTGGTATCACAGATAATCCCGATGGAGGCGTTGCCCCGATGCTACTGGCCAGCGGGTTTGTAATCTCTATCACATTAGCCGGGACCTTGTAGTTTATAACATCAAGAAATGATGTGACCGTAAAGGTTATTTGGCCACGGTCAACTTTAGTTTGTGCAATACGGCCGCCAAACAGTTCGGAACATCCCCACGTATCCGCGTCGCCCGGCGTTGGCATATAGCAAGTCCAAGCATAAACCGGCCAATCCCGATAGTATCCCACCGAGGCCCGCTGATAAGGCCCGGCCGTTGCAAGCGAGGATGAATAGGCAACCACGGGCGGCTGCCAGTTCATTTCAATGCTGTTCACTTCGAGGCCTATGGCCGTATCAATGCGCCCGCGCGAAATGACGCCGGGAACAAACGTGCCATGAAGCGACCACAACAAGGGCGAGGACCAGTTTGTCAGCATTACGGCGCTGGGGTCGTCAAACGAGCCTATCTGGTACAGCTCGGCCATGAAGAAAGGCCCGGCCCCAAGGAGCCACGCTAGAACGGCCGCCGTCGTGTCTTGGTTTTTGCCGTTGGTAACTTTTTTCATTAGGACCCCGCAACGTAGCTGCGTGCCGACCGCAACTTGATTGAAGCGCCGCCACGATCACCGGCTGTCCAAAGGGAGTTCATGAATTTCTCGAAAGCTTGTTGGTCGCTGTCAAACTTGACGCGCCAATAGTAATAGAATGACGCCGTAATTGGCCCGATAGGCGCTGGCGTGCCGGTCCATTGAAGATACATCCCGGCGAAGCTATTGCCGCTGATTGCAAGGCCCGGCCCCTTAAGGTTGCAATCATATCCGCCCGACGATGTGTTGGTTACTGTCTTTGATACGCCGTTGGCATAAACGGACATGCCGCGCGTGAAGTCAACATAATCAATATCCTCCCACCACGTGCCGCCTCGGTAAATCTGAATAGGCGAGTACCACGTGCCGCTGATCGGATCCTGAATCAATCGCAAGCTTGCCGCAAGGTTTGGCGCTGCCGCAACTAGGGCCGGACCAACATTATCATCCGGCGTCTTTACGTCGTCAAAAAGGAAGCTGTCGCCTTGACCGTAATGGGTCAAAAAGAAGGCTTCAAGCGTCTGGAAATCCGTGTACGTCAAACCGGCCGGAATATCCGTTGCGCGGTCTTTTAGGTAATCGTATTTCAATTCCCAATGACGCCTCGGGTTTTGAGCCTGAATGATGGAGGTTTCCATAAACGACGGCGAAACCTGAACAATCGTATTAAACTCCGGCGTTCGCGCCACCGTCCACGTTATGCCGCGCACCGCATTTGGATAAAGGTCGTTGCTCATATTCCATATCCGGGAAGTGCGCCTTCGCGCTGTTTTTGTTTCATTAGTTTGGCCAAGTGATTACTATGTGCATCCAATTGTCTCTGCATCCATTGCTCGCCGCCTATTATCGTCGGCTGGTAGTTCATATGCAAGTTTCCGCTGCTGCCGCCCGACGTTTGACCGCTATTAATCATGTTTTGCAAGCCCGTTGAAATGTGCTCCGGCAACATCATTTCCTTCGCGTGGCCGAACATGAATTGATCTTTGTCTAAAATCCCGCCCTGTTTAAAAGATCCGAATGCCATAACACCGGCAAATGTTGCAGCGGCTGCGGCCGCACCAAGAACCGGACCAACAATTGGTATAGGAGACAACGCTTCCCAAGCCTGAGCGGCAGCATGCGCAGCGGATTTAATTATGCCTTTGCTTTTTATTGCATTCTGTTCTTCATCCGCCGCTTCGTCCGTCGCCGTGGCGGTCATTGCAATCATGGCATGCATGGCCTCTGTAGCAAGCCAGCGAGCAACTTTCTTTTCCTCGTATTGGATCAAATCCATAAGCATCTTATTCCAGCTTTGCCCCATGGCTTGCGCAAAGGTAGCTTGTCCCTGAATCCACTTATTAAAGCCGCTGAACATATAATCATCTATCTTGGCCGCCATTTTTTGCACGGATTGCTGTTCCTTCTGGTCGATCTTTTCGCGTTCTTGCTCTGCTTTCTGCCTTATAAGCGTGATACGATCTTGCTCTTTTTGATAGATCACAGGATCCGTTTCGCCATTTTTTTTAAGCTGTTCAATATAATCGGCCGATGCTTTTTCTTCATCCGCAAGCCATGCAGCAATGGCTTTCTTTTCATCTGCAGCCCATTTTCCAAGCGTGATTTGTTGATGCGCAAGTTTCTGATCATCGGTTTTTAGGGTTGCGGATAACAATTGATCCGCCATTGAATTCTCGAATTTTAGATTCTCCGCAGCCAGGCGCTTCGCATCTTCTATCTGTTTCTGCCTTTGCTTATAGGCCTCTTCTGTTACTTTCGCCCCCTCTTCTATCTCGCTCATAGCCGAAACCATTGCAAGTCTGGCGGTTTCTGCAAATTCTTTTGCCGCCGCTTCGGTTTGTTTCTTCATGTAGGCTTCATTCTGATCATCAACATATTGTGCAATTCGTATTTCCTGAATTGCCGCTTCATTGCGCTCGTCAATTGCCTTTTTGTTTTCTTCGTTAGACGCCACTTTTTTGTCAATTGGCAATATTGTGAGCCGTTGATTTAGTGAGTCGCGCACTACTTTGATATCTTCAAGCCGCTTGGTTATTTCGGCTAAATCGGTTTTCGCTTTATCAACTTCTTCGCCGGTGCCGATTTTATGAAAGAAACCGACAACGCTAGCACTTAATCTGTCGGCCGCTTTGTTTGAATCAAACATCTTTTCTGATAGTTCCGTATGTCCGGCGGATAGCATCCGGAGTTTTTCGGTTGCCGCCGTTGATGCTGCGCTTAGTTTATTAAATTCATCATTTGATCGATCAAGCTGCCGCTGCAGTTCGTTCTGTTCTGCCGATAATTTTGCCGTGCCACTAAGACCGGCCGTTGCTTGCGCAAGCTTTACGGTTCGCTCGAATTCGCTGAAAGCCTTCATTGTTTTGGTAATGCTTGCTTCGGCATCCGCATAGGCTTTCTTGGCTTCTTCATCCCAGCCGCGAAGCGCGTTTATTCCTTTATCTATCGCCTCCGGAATCTGCCCAATTACTTCGATTAATCCTACGGCCGCAATAACGGGAAAAGCCGCTGCCATGATGCCCGCGACCGGCCCCATGCTTGCAAGAAAACTTGATACAAATCGAGGCATATGGACCCCGATTTCCTCGCCTAATCCACGGATAGCATGCATAGAATGACTACCGCTGCCCATGTGACTTTCAACAGCCGCCCCAATCCCAGCAACGCTGGATTCTGCTGAGGCGGCCGCTGTATTCATTCCGGACACCATGCCAGCTGGCAATAACAAACTTGATCCTTGCAATTGCTTAAAACTGGAAGCCATTTTATCTGTTGAGGCTTGCACGGCCGCCGCCGCCTGACTCATGCCCGCCTGTAATGGCCCGACATCGACCGCCGTCAGAATCCTAAGAACGTCCGTGCTTCCCATGGCTTATCTATTCTCCTTAATGAATTGCTGCACATCGAGAGGAAGGCAATCAAACGGCATGCCCTCGCCCGAAAACATTGCATCCTCCAGCGCCGTGCTTTGTTGTTCCCTGCCAGCTTGCATGCGAAGACCCATTGCTATGTGTACCGGAGGATATTTATTCCAATGCTTATAAAGCGACATGACATCCGGCCATGGCAAACGACCAATATCACGCAACCTATATCCGGTTGCCGTAGCTATGCAGGAGCGGAGGTCGTCAAAGTCTGTGCCGCTGCTGCCTGAGTTTCCCCCGATTTGTCATCAATCGAAAGACCACTAAAAATAATTATTGCTTCATTCAATTTCTCGAAAACAACGCGGTCGCAAATGGACCTAAACTTTGCTACCGTCCACGGGTTTTCTATGCTTGTATTTGATTCAAGCATTTCCTCCGGATCAAGGATCCCATTGTTCAAGCCGTTACAGACCATTTCAATTGCATGATCATACATCTTTTTTGACCTGTCCGAAGGCGTCAATTCCTCTGTATTAACAGGTGTAAGATATTCCTGAAGCTGGTCGAAAGTTAATGCTCCGATCTTGTATTCCTTGCCTTCAATTGGTACTACTTTTTTCCTGCCCATAATTTTCCTTCCCGTTATTTTATAGATGCGGGCAATTTGGACGCCTCACAACTCCAAATCGAATCCGCGTGCGTTGTTATAGGAATCCCGAGCGCCTGCAAAGCTTGCGGCACGCCTTCCTGATTCCTGTCATGGCCGCACAATACGCGGCGCGCCTTTGGAGCCCATGCCCGGATTGCCCGGATTGCTCCCTCGAAAGAATGATCGCCGTCAATGAAAACCATATCAATGCTGTTGTTCTCAAACTTGGCGGCCGCTTCGCAACAATCCATTTCAATCAGCTTCACGTTGTCGAAGCGCAGCATGTTGCGGGCAAACTGGTCGCCAATGTTGGCTTCCGACGCTTCCGCATGCGTTGTTTCCGTTTCACTTGGCGAGCCCTTGAAGTGGTCTATTGCAAAGACCGTGCCCTTGCAACCTTTGGCCAAGGCATGCGTCGAGTGACCTTTCCAACAACCTATTTCGGCGACTGTCTCATAGCGCCGCGCGCGATGGTAGAGCCATTGCAATTCGGGCAATGTCATCCATCCGGCGATATCGTTGCCAAAGTAATCGTCCGGCACGGGTTGCCGCCAGCCGCGAAGCGTTTCAATGAACAAGTCAAGCTTGGCATCTTCCGACACTTTGTAGGTGTGGACGAAGAAGCTTAAATTGCCCAAATCAAGCGAGCGCAGAATATGCGCGATGGAAGTGTATTTCAGGCCGTACATTGCCACGTTCCGGCTCATCACGTAATCATCAACATAATGGTCGGGCCTAAGCCCGGCTTCCGCCTCGCCGACCGTAGGCTTGACGCGCGCCATTACTTCTTCCGGCGTCATATCGTCCACGGGTTTCCATAGTTCGATGCACTGGTAGCTGGCCACGGACAGCCAGCCACAAGTCCCTATATTCCGACCGTCACGCCGGAAAACGCGGTCATATTTCCAGCGAACACCGGCGGAATCTGATTGATAATTGGCTACATGGTTGAGCGATAAATGCTCGGTAATGTCCGGCAACTCAGGGTGCACCATTGTGTCGGCGTCAAAAAATATATTCCAATCATTGCCCATTTCCTGAGCCAGCCGATGGATTTGAAGCTTTTCGTAAACCGCAGGCCAGCCGGGAAAACGGCGCTCGCGGATAACATGAAAATCCGCTCCGATGTTGTCGGCATACTTTTTCATGAACGGAAAAGTGAGCTTGGTCAACTCCGGAGCGTAGTTATTAACCGCGAGCGTGAATACAGTCTTTTTCAATCGTTTATCAAACATATAAGCCTTCCCTTAATGTTTGGTTAGGATGTTGCTAGTTGGACAGCTGGAAGATTTCCGCCACGTTCCCGGCCGCGTTGGCGAAAGCCTCAAACTCAAAGTCGCTGAACATATGAGCCGACCGGGTCATTGGCATGCTCATCTTCGACGCCCGGCACTGGAACAGATGGACGCCGTTGCCGTCGCTTTGGTACGGCTGAGTGAGGTACATTTCAAACACCGGCCCGTATCCCATAAGGTGATTCGTGACCGTCAGGGTTTTGCCGCTTGCGGATGTATAGGCATAATCAACAAGGACAACCACGTTGTTCCCGGCGTCGTTGCCGCCGAAGGTATAGGTGCCGGTTGCCGACACGGAATATTTCCCGGTGGCCTCATTGCCCGCTGATACCGGCTGCAGTTCCACGCCGGTCGCGGCATAGCGTACAACCAAGTTCACGGCAAAATTGTTTCCGCTGTTGGTGACGGCGAAATTGTTACCGGCCAAAGTATGCGATTCGCCATTAACAAACCGCTTTGTTCCGGTTGTGATGATGTCGCCGAAGAACAGCGAATTATAGGTGTCAACCTCGATTTCCGCGAACGCCGCCTTGCCCTTGAACTCCATATCGCCCGGCGCAATGTCGTCGGGAAGCTTGTTTTGTCCAAGAAGCTTTTCCAGCTTTTGGCTGAATTCTACGCTGACTTCCTTAACGATTCCGAACCGCTGGCCGAAGCTTGGCGTTGCAAGGTTTCCGCCAGATGGTATTCCATAAAGTAATCCCACTCCAAATTGCTTAATATAGCTACCCTCCTACCTTTACAGTTAGCATTCTGTTGCAAACTGTAGTAAAGTCAGAATTATGAATTCCGACGAATTGAAAAGATTCAACAGCAAAATTCAAAAACTTTTCAACGGTTGCATTGTCTGGACAACGGCGCTCAAGAATGGTTATGGAGTTTTGACCGTCAACCGTGATGGAAAATGGATCCAAGAATACGCTCACAGATTGTCCTATGAGCATTATATTGGTCCAATACCTAATGGTCTTACGCTTGACCATCTTTGCCGCAATAGACCATGTATTAATCCTATGCATTTGGAAGTTGTAACACGTGGCGAGAACGTACTTCGCGGCGATACGATAGCCGCGAGAGAAAAATCCCAAACTCATTGCAAAAATGGCCACGAATTTACCCCGGAAAACACCCGCATTGATAAAATCGGCAAGCGATCCTGCCGGGCATGCCACCGCATTTGGGATAGAATGCGCGGGCCAGCTAGAAAGCTTACGCGAAAGTCTCATCAACATAATCCTTAAAATTGGAGCGTATCACCGCTCCGGTTGTTTATAAACTACTCGCCGATAAGCATGCAAACAGGAATCATCAGGGTTTGCTGCTGTGCTATGTTAGGCTCCGCAAAGAGCCCGATTTCGCCCTCTATAAAAGTGTCGGCAACCAAGCCGCCAAGCGTTTGCACGCCGTCGAAATCAAACAAAGTATCCTCAAGCGCCTCAAGAACGGCATTGGCAAAGGCCCAATCTTCATCGACCGGCTCTACGTTGGTCCGGAAGTACACAACAAGCCAAGCCCACCATTCCCACGTTATAACTCCCGTATCGCGGCGCTTGCTTGCCCGCTGCGCCCCTTGGCAAACAAAGAGCGCCGGTTGATTGGCCGGGCCGACTTCTTCCGCTCCCTTTATGCCGCGCATGGATGAAGACCATTTGGCGTTATTGGGCAGCGGCGTTGTTTTGACCAGATTAAAGAGCGCCTCATAAGCCTGTTCGCGTGTCGTGCGTTGTCTGTTACACATCATTCCCCTTTCAAGCCGTCATTGGCCGCCTCTTTTAATTCGGTCAATATCTGCGGCCGCATTTCAAGCGCCGCCGGCAACATAAAGGGCCGCCGTAGTGCGGGCGGATGATGCAATACGGCCGCAACAACAACGCCGCCCTGAGCATTGAAACTTGCAATGGCCTTCACCTTGCGATTCAGGTTTGTGTTCTGAGACATGCCGCGCATGATCTGTCGGCCGCCCGGTACCGCACTATATCCCTCGGCAAAGAACGCCAAGGCCCGGCCGTTCACGGGATGTATTTCGTATTCGTGCGTCCCACCGAATTCATGGACGCGGCCGTACCACGCCGGGCCGCTTGCGCCCTCAACTCGGCCTTGCAACTCGGTCCCGGATGCTTCCGTTGGATAGGCCACGATGGACTGAGCCAGCTTGCCGCTGCGCCGGTGCAATACCTGTCCACTCAGTTTGTCGCGTACAATGTGCCGCTGCAGTAACAACATCAACCGAGTGAGCCGGGTGGCCACGGAGCGAATGATAGTCGGAGCTCGGCCGTTTAATCGCGCGACAAGCATGCGTTCCGAATTTCCGAAGCCGATGGAGATCATTTAGCAAACCGTCTTTCGCGTATAGAAATTCAGTATTTTCTGCGTCCGTGGCGTAACATCCCAATCCCGATAGCTTGTAGTCCCTGCGCCGCCCTGAACGCTCAAACTCTTTGACTTTAGGTCCATAGCAAGCTTCCGCTTGTAGGCTATGGCGCATTCCGTGCGCGCCGCCATTTCAAGGTCCGGAGGCGTGCCGTTGTTCCCGGCCGTGTAGTCAACATAGATATTCGCGTTCCCCATGGCGAAGCATCCTTGCAAACCAAGGCCAAAGGATTCATTCATGCCACCCATGGGACGCCGTATTGTAATCCCGCTTTTTTCTCTGTCCAGAATGGCGACGCCGCCCGATGTGCGGCCCGTGCTTATAGGAAGCTGCTGGCCGTTTACGATTACGGCCTGAATGGACACAAGCGGATATTGACGGAGGAATAGGGTTGTGCCGCCCTTGCCGCTATAAGGATCATCATCGGTTATAACGAGCACGCGGTTAAGCACGCGGCAGCCGGTATAGTTCATCGCGAACCGGCTGAAACTTGTAATCAAATCCTGCAACTCGGAATCTTCTTTTGTGCTGGAAACCTCGGCCATGGCCTTGACGGCCGCCAGCGTGG